ATGGACCCATTAACAATTACCGCTGCAATGAGTGTAGCGAATAGCGCTTTTAATGCCATAAAACAGGGATTTTCAGCCGCTAGAGATATAGAGCAGATGAGTGGGGACATTGGTAGATGGATGGGGGCTGTCTCTGATATTGACAATGCTGAGAAACAAGCAAAGAATCCTCCCCTATTCGGCAAGTTGTTTAAGGCTGGATCTATAGAAGAAGCAGCTCTCGCTGCATATGCGGCAAAGAAAAAACTTGAGGAGCAAAGATACGAACTCAAGATGTTTTTAAATTTTACCTATGGTCCACAAGCATATGACGATTTGTTAAAGATGGAAGGTCAAATAAGAAAACAAAGACAAGAGACAGTTTATAAACAACAACAGCTAAGAAGACAAATAGGGGAAGCTATTACATGGTTTATAGTTGCGGCTATTATTGGTGGATTTGCTGTTGCGGTTGCTGGTATTTGGATTAAGCAAGCAAAAGCTGATGCTAAAATATATAATGCACCTAAAGATTACACACACAAACAAAAGGTTTGGCAAGGAAAAATAACAGAGAAAAAGTATACAACTTGCCGCTTAAAAAAAAGAATTACATCAAAATACACAGATAAAAGAGCGTGTATTTATCAGGGTGGTAATAAAACGTATACCATGATGATTGAAACATGGTGTCCAAAAAAATATAAATGTATATATGATCCAAACGGCACGGAGCCTGATATAGATAAGGTTATGGAAAGTTTAAGGAGCATAGGCAAAAAATGAAACAAAAGAAACTACAATCGTCAAGTAAGTACAATGAATATGATTTAGATGGTGATGGCATTGTTTCTGATGCAGAGCTTTCAAATATGAAAGAAATAAAAGAAACAGAAACCGCCTTACGCAAAAACCTTGCTCAACTTAGAATGGCGAGGTATACTTTAATAGCTATGGGTTTATTTACAGCGGCTATGTTTTTCATAGACGTAGAAAGAGTTAAAGCCTTAGCAGATATCAGTAATTTATTTTATATAAGTGGAGCTGGTATCGTAGGTGCATACATGGGTACAACAGCTTGGATGAATAAAAAGTAATGGGCGGATTAAAAAAACCACAAAGGAGTCTAAAGGCTTGGGGTAAACAGAAGTGGCGAACCAAAAGTGGTAAACCTAGTACACAAGGGCCAAAAGCAACAGGCGAGCG